TTTTCGGTTCCCGGATCCCGTTCATAACACCCTCTTTGATAGGGCCGCCGTACCTGAACATAGGTCTATTTAAAGTTTTCATTAACTTCCAAATCCTCTTCTGCCACCATAAATTTGACCAAATAATCCTGCAACACCTGTAGCACCAGCTAATGCAGATGCGTAAGGATCCGCTGCTTCTTGTTCTTGATATTGTGATCCTGCTACACCACCAGCTAAACCAGTTAGTGCATTACCATATTGTGAAAGTCTTCCATAAGGTTCGTAAGCTCCAGTCTGTGCTGCTTGTTGGTCAGCATTTAATAAAGCTTGTTGTTGAGCTTGGTTAACTGAACCTAAAGACCCTAATGCATTAATATCTTGACCCATGCCCTGTCTACCAAAGTCAGATAAACCAAACTGTTGATTCATTTGATTACCATATGCACCCGCTAGTCCTTGGTTAGAAAGATTTTGTTGATTCTGCATACTAAATAAATTTTGTTGGTTACCAAATAGTTGTCCTTGGTTTTGAAAATTTTGTTGTGCTAATTGATTAGCTTGACCAAACCCTTGTTGTAACATCGAAGCTTGTAGTGCTGATCTATCTGCTAATGAATCTGCATTGTACTGACCCATCATAGCACCTTCTCTACCACCACCAAAGTTGCCAGAATTAACTGCTGCATCTCTAATTTGTTGCTGTCCACCTAATCTTGATTTATCAAACTCAGATAGTGTTGCATCAATAACTTGTGATTGATACGGAGACATAAAAGGTTGATAAGCTTGAGCACCCGTCATACCTGCTTGACTTTGTGCTATGTTTCCAGCTTGATTTTGAATTGCACCTAGTCCACCCACTGCTGTTGCAGCTTGTCCCAGAGCCCCGGCCCCTTGTGTTTGTGCAGTTTGTGCTGCTTGTAAATATGGAGCATAAGAACCAACACCTTGTGTAGCAAGAGCTGCCGCTTGTGTTTGCATTGGATCTTGTCCTGCAACAAACTGTCTACCTGTAAAGGTATCTGTGTTTATGGGTGCGGAGTAAGTGGCTTTCGCCTGCTCTGCGTAATCTTTTACTGCTGGTTCTAAAAAATCTGCTATTGCCATTATATCATCCTTGATTGTAAAGCTTGTTGTTGTTCGTACATTGCTTGCGCGCCGTCTGGTTCTTGTATTATTTCTTCAGACATCATTTCTTCTTCACCACCCAGTCCTTGTGAGTCTTCTGAAACTTGTCCACCTTGTTCTAGATTATCCATTAAGTTTTGCATAACTTCAGAACCTCTATCTATATCTCCACCGCCTGCATTTCTTACAGCGTCTGCAGTGAATACAAATTCGTTTTTAGATAATCTTGCAGGTACATCGTCGGCTCTTTCTTCTCCACCCATTTCTACAAAACCACCTGTCTCTCTGTAATCTTTTTCATTGCCACCCATGTCAATCATTTCTGCTTGTTCAGTTTCCATGATTCCACCTTCAGCGGCATTAACTCTTGTGCCACCACTTGGATAACCAAATTGATTAGTTCCTGCAGGTGTTCCGTATCCTGGTACACTTGTTCCTGCCATTCCACCATCAGCTGCCATCATAGTGGGTTGTTGCATACCTTGAGATTGTTCTTGTTGTTGCATTACTGCTTGTACAAATTGTTGGAAAGATAAATCTCCACCTTTGTTTTTATATTTTACAAATTCTGCCATTAACATTTGTTCGGCTTGTGCTTCTCCTGCACCACCACCCATATTTAAAAATGCTGGTTGTTGTCTCCTGCTTTGACCTGCACCTGATCTTACATAATCTTCTTCGTCTTCATCTAAGTAACCACCCATTGCATAACCGGCTCTGCCACCATCAGCTTTGTTATCATAAAAATTTTGATTAACATATTTTTTCTTAGGCATAAAATCTAAACCAACACCTTTGTTACCTTCACCACTGTAATAATTTCTAGCTCTTTGTGTTTGGTATGCTGGATCCATTTGTTCTTCAACTACTTCTTCTTCGTCATCTCCGCCACCACCCATAAAAGGAAGTGCAACAGCTGCTGCACCTAAACCACCTAGCGCAACTTTACCCATATCAAAACCCTGGCCTTCGTAATTACCAGCTGCATTCTTAGATCTAAATAAATTTGAAAGACCACCCATTTTAGTTCCTTTAGTACCACCCATAAAATTACTAAAACCACCTTTCATAAGTGCACCAAATTTATTACTACCAAAACCACCTAAACCTTTTCCTCCCATAAAACTTGGAAGTCCGCCTCCACCTAGTAAATAACCACCACCACCAATTAAAGCCATCTTACCTAGTGGACTCTTAGCAATTTTCTTAACACCACGAACAGCTTTCTTAATAAAACCACCTAAACCATAGGCTTGTCTAGGGTCATGAACCATCATACCCTGATTGTACATCTGTCTTGGTTGTTGCATTCTTGAAATTGCCATAAATTTATCCTTAGTCTATCCGTTTTACTTTGTTTTACTAAACAAATCAAGAGGTGGCATGATAACTTTCACGTCCTGTGCCATTTCTTCTGCCTTATAACCCTTAGCTTCCCAGTCTTTTCTTTCCTTAAAAACCTCACCGGTCTCAAGGTGTCTGTAAGTCTCTTCTACTTTAGCATTTAATACTTTCATTAATCCACCTTACTTTTGTTTATGTTTAAATAACTTATAGCTATATCAAATGAATCTGTGGTACTCGATTGTACCGTAAAAGCAGATCCGCCTTCTATTATTAATGGCTGTGTCAATAGTTCTGTTGTAACATTAGCGGTAAGTGCTGCTGATTTAATAGCTGTGATACTGTTATTGGTTACGGTTACCGTAGGTGTACCAGCTGATGTGACAAGCAAAGATTTAATAATTATAGTTTCATTTACTAAAGGATTACCTGCCCCTAATGGAACTAAAGCACTACCTGACGTATTGTTATCTATCCCTTTAAATTTATATTGGTTTACTACTGCCATTATTCTAAAAAGAAACTCTTAGCTTCTATCTCCTGTTTTACTTCTTCTTGAAAAGAAGAATTTAATTTTGTGATAATACCATCAAGATCCCTGATCAATGACTGTATATTTTTTTGTTCATATTCTTTAGCTGCTCTCGTTAATGATTGTACAATTTTTGCCATTATAAAATACTTGCTAAGCCTCCGTTTTTAAAACTAACTCTACCACCTTTTTTATAATTTACTCTACCACCAAAAAAGTATCCGGCTCTACCGCCTCTTGCATAACCACCCATACCTGCTGCGTCATCACTTTGAGCGTCTGCAGATGCTCCTCCATCATGGTCATTACTACCTTGACCCTGACCTGGATCTCCTCCGTCAAATTGATTTGTATAATTTCCTGTAGCAGTAATTCCAAAACCAGGCGGAGTCCCGCTACCGCCGTCATTATTATTAGTAGTAGTAAATTCATCAATCATATCTGATGTAATATTTGGATCCGTTATATTAGAAAAGTCTGTAAAAGTATCATCACCTTTTTTTGCTTGTTTAAAGAACTGTAATTTTTTTATTAAATTTTTTCGTAGCTTAGGGTCTTCATTTAAATAATCTTCATACTCTTCAATACTTCCAAACTTATCTGTTTTAGAATCAAAATAATTATCAATAGTTTCAACATCAAACTGACTAAAATTTTTACCATCAAACGTCTTCATACCACCGGGTGTGTCATATAAATAACCTGATGCAGCTAAATTATTATACATTGCTTTTTGTCGATCATCTAGTCCAGCGATACCATAACTACCACCGCCTCCACTACCACTACCAAATTTACTAATTAATGAAGGGATAGCTGTTAAAGGATTAATCATACCTGCAGCTGTTATCCCTTTTTTTGCCCAGTCAGGAAGATTTGCTGTTCTTTGTTTAAATGAATTCATCATCTTAGATAAAAAACCTTTTTTCTCTTCTTCTTCTTTAATGTTATTAAAGTTAGTCTCAGAATATACATTTCCATCTGTTCCAAATTCATCTACAATATTTCCACCACCTACCATATCTCCAGTTACAGGATCTACTCCAGTTCCGGCTTCACCTAAACCCCCTTTAATTGGGTTACCACCATAAACAGGATTAACTTTTGTCCCTTCTCCAAACATATTACCTGCTGGATTAAAATCATTACCATCATTATTATTATTAAAAGAATTTGATATTGGTTTAAATGGTTCATTACCTTCAGGTGCGCCAACGGGTGCTACAGGTAGTTTAAAAGGATTTTGTAAATATTTTTGTTGAGATATAAATTTAAAACCAGCGTCTCTTATCTCTTGATCAGTAGCCATTATCTCATTCCTCCTGGTGCAACGTCTAATCTAAATGTACCTAGTTTCCAATCTTGGTTAGACCCTGTGTTAGAAACTTTTAATGCAATAGACCTTGCTCTAATCCTAGTGCTCTTAAAAGTAGTAGTTGAATCAATTGGAAAATTTGTAGTGATAGGTGTACTGTTAGGGTAAGCCCTAGTTGTAAAACTAACTTGAGTAGTACCGGTTTGATTTATAAAATCTGGTATGAACCTGCTTATTCTCATAATGTATTCACCGTCTCCTCTAAGGTCCGGTGTTCCCACAGCTTGACCTGTATTACTTCTTTTTTGAGTGATGTCAAAATCACCTGATAATATGTTTGCTTGGATAGCTGTCACAACTCCCCCTGCATTTACTTGATCGGTCCCTGTTTCCTGGTTATAGTATATAGTAATCCCATCGGTATTACCAGTAACATCGAAAGAATCACTATCCGAAGGAGTATAATAAGTTGCGTGAGGTTTATTAAATACAGAAGAATCCTGCCATGCTGTTCTATCCAGGCTACCTGTAGTCCATATAGGTTGTTTTGCTGACGAGTCCAGATAATTATAAGTCACCACTCGATCCACTACATCAGAACCTTCACTACAATAAAACCAATTTATTTCACCAAAAAGATTATTTAAACCACAGTTAATTAAGTCACGAGATGTATCATTAACACTATCATAAACGTAGTCTTCAACAAGACAAGGCATAGATTTTAATTGTCCATCGTAAGTAAAGAAACCATTCTCGGACATCCAATAAGAAGACCCATCAACTTCTACTGCTGCATTCTTACCAAACAATCCACAGTTAGTCCCTACTTGTTCAAAGGAGAAAGTAAAAGGTGCTCCAACGAATCTCATTAAAAACAATGCAGTGTCGGTCCAAACGTAGATTGCATCCCTACCTTTAATAGCTCCCATAATTTTAGAACCATCTGCTAGTCTTTGTGTACCTGCTGTGTTTTCAGCTCGTACTGTATAAGAATCTGTTTGATCTATACTCTCTTGGTCAGAGAATCTAATAAACATATCATCTTTAGTAGTAGGATCTCCTACAGTAGTTTCAGTTCCAAAAAATACTAAATGTCTGTCGGGAGTTGAGACTAAAACATGGCGTGACGCTGTTGGTGCATTAGGTAATACGGTTGCTCTTGTGGCTGTAGCATTGACTGCTGAGGCATCCCATTCAAAACATTTACCATTATAAATAAGTGCAATAAGTTTTGTACCATAGTTATCTAAAACCCAAAGACCAGGATCAATAGTAAAGTCAGAAGAAGCAGGAGCTCCCCATCCAGCATAACTAGTAACATTAGTTACGGTAGCTCCAGCACTGTGTGTTGAAGCAGTAGTTCCGTCAACTCCCCTAGCACCACCAGTTAAAGTATTTGTAGTTGTATTATTATTTGTGTAAGTAATAAATTCAGCGCCTATTTGTATTGTCCCTGCTGCCGGAAACGCTGACGTACTGGCCAGTACAACTGTAGTCCCTGTTGTATTTGTTAAAGCTGTTTGTAAAGTTGTTGCTGAAGGACCAATAGATGTACCACCAAATAAACCTGCACCCCAACCAAAACCTCCAAGTTGTTGTGAAGGTCCTACTGTGTAATAACAAGCTACCTTTGTAGATCCTGCAGTGCTTAAAGGAGTACCTGCTTCATTGGCATCCATTGTAATTGTAAAAGTCGTACCGCTTGGTACAGATGTAACCATAAATTTTTCATCTTCAAACGTGGCGTTTGTAAAAGTAGAACCACTTAGACCAGTTACATTTTGAAATAAAACAATATCATTTTCTAACAAACCATGGTTAGTACTACAGGTTATCGTAACAGTCGGGCTACTTGATGTACTTGTAAAATTAGCTCCTGATAAAGTAGCTCTAATAGGATGGATGTCGTAATAAAGACCACCAGAATATACATATAAAATTCTATTAGTTCCTATTGCTGCGTATTTAACACCAGCATTATCATCCCAATGATGTAGGGCTCTTGCTGCACCAGTTAGTTTATTTTCTCCTAACTGTTGCCAACCACCTATTTTTTCAGGAGAGCCGTATCTAAAACGTACAAAGTCGC